AAACGACCGACAAGGAGGATAAGTAATATGGCGATTTTAAGACCAGATGCAACAACGACTCTGAACGGAGTAAAAATCAACGAGTATTTACTCACCAAACACAATCCCAACCACATTGATATGCCCTCTGTTTCCATGGCGGGGAAAATCATTGGTGTGACTGTTCACAACACAGACTGGATCACAGTAGCAAGCGGCACGACCCCTGCGGAACAGTACACAAGGGCAACCGTCAATAACAACATGAAGGATGTGCGTGTCCATTACTATGTGGATAATGTATGTGCATGGCAGAATCTGCCCCACAGTCTGAGCGGCTGGCACGCCGCTGATGGTTCTGGGAACGGCAACAGAAGAACCATCGCCATTGAGTGTATTATGTCCTCTGCATACAATTCTGTTGATAAAAAGTCGGAGGACAATGCAGCGAAATTGGCAGCAGCCCTTCTGAAACAGTATGGACTGGACATCAATCATCTCTACACGCATACCCACTGGCTGAATGTTCGTGACGGACGAAACGGAACGATTGACCAATTGAACACCATGTACAATCGGTACAAGATGTGTCCGGCATACATTTTGCCTCATTGGGCGATTTTTAAAGCAAAGGTACAGTCTTATTTGAATGCTGGAACTTCCACTATTTCTGCACTTTCTACAAAGCAGCTTTACCGTGTGAGAAAGTCTTGGGCAGATGCGAAGTCGCAGCTGGGTGCGTACTCTTCTTTGGAGAATGCGAAGAAAGCCTGCAAGGTCGGATATTCTGTATTTGATGCCAACGGAAATGTGATCTACACCAATGGCAGCCAGTTCACCAAGGGACAGAAGGTTACCATTCGTGCCAACACGCCACTGTTCGCCAGTGCAGAAACTACATCTGTAACCAGAAGAATCAGCGGCACTTACTATCTCTATGACGGCATTGCCTGCAAGAACGGTCGTTATCGAATCACCACAAAGCCGGAGTTCTGCGGAAAAGCACCGGTGGGACAGTATGTGACCGGTTATGTTTCTTGGGATAATTTTAAATGATATGATTTTGAAGCCAATTGGCTATTGTTTTCTAGCGAGTTCGGAATCTAGTTTAGAAACATACCATCTAAGTATATCGTTTATGATTGGCTTATAAGCAAAACATTGTGGCATCTTAGTGAAATGAGACGACTTACATCCACCTTGGCAAATTGGCAGATATACGCACGTTTTACATTTATCATCCAATTCATTACTAGTCCAAAAATCATAATGTTCTCTATCGGATATTCCATTCCACACGTCACCTAATATCTGCTTGAATGTTTCACAGCACTTTACTATTTTACCATCAGCTAGAATTGCATAACTATATTTATTACAGGATTTACACTGATGCTTACGATATTTTAGTCTCGCAACATTAATAATGGTATTCATATTGTAATTAACTAGCATATCGAATAATTTTATAAGATTATTATCAGCTAGCGTTTTGGTACGAAATGCATTAGGATCATCTTCATTAAGTGCATCCCATAATGGATAAATATAATATCCTACTTTTTCGTACCCACTGAGTTCACTATGTAAGAATTCGATGAGCTTTTTCAAACTTATGAAATTACTAGTATCATAATTCATTCTTATAGAAACAAATATATCATTTTCAGCAAGTAATTTTATATTTGAAATTACGTTCCAAAAATTATAAAGCTTTGGATTAAAATATCGCTTTGCCTTGTCATAATACTCATCATATCCATCAAGAGTGATTTGTATAGCAGACAGTTTCCATTTTGACTTCATTTTCTCAACTATATCTCTTGATATAAGACTTCCATTGCTAATCATAGCACTTTGATATGTGCATTTTTTCTCTGTACAAATCTTTATTAGATGCTCAGATATGAAATCTATGATTTTTGTATTTAACAATGGCTCACCACCAAACCACTCTATTTCAAGTCTGTCGCCACATTCCAATAGTTTTTCTATAAATCCAACTAATGCACTCGCCGTATTAGTTGACATAGTGATATTCTTCACACCATTTTCAAAACAATAATAGCATTGAGCATTGCAACCAGAGGTTGTCCAAATTCTAAAGTGCTTAGTCTTTTCATTATTGATGCCAATTTTTCTGTCAGAATTTATTTTTTCTATTTCGTTGTAATCTATAGGAATAAGTATGCCTTTTTTAACAAGAACATCAATTTCTTCATCTGAAAGCGTGTTCATTTCATAATGTTTCATTGTAGCAGCATCAAATTTTCCAATAGCACCTGTAAGTCCATTAAAAACGATGGTTTCATCATTTTTAAATGGTACAAATATATTATATGCAGACTTTTTATATTGTTTCAAATAAATCACCTCTATATAAAAATCAGTCTTGCTTAGATAAATTAAGATGCAAAAGCATCAACATTTAACATAGCAAGACCGATCAGATTTAAAAATTCGTCTCAGTTATCGCAACCCTGACATCCAAGATTTGAACCGTCGCAATCGTCATCGCAAGAACAAAGCATAGAATTTGTTGCATCAATATCCTCATAAAACAGCATTTATTTTCACCTCTTTAGCAAGAACACCTTAATAAAATTATTTTACCAACAAGTCTACTGTGAAACAGTTTAGGGTAGATAATCTAAAATTAGTAAAGCGTTGCTTTTAACTAAAAATAAAATGTGTGTTTATTGATATACCTGATATGACGTGCAATCGCAAACATTTTCACAAGATGTTTCTGTGGTTGCGTTTGCAACTTCGATTTCCTCGTAAAATTTCATAGTCTTCCCTCCTTTCCAAATCAAGCACTTGTTTAACCCTGACTTGCTTGAATGATATTTAAAAAAGCAATTTTTAATATTTATTGCTTTTATAAATCTTAATTTCCGCATTTATTTGCTTAATTGCATCAATAAACGCAGTAAATGGGTGACAAATACAAGTTGATATTGCTTGACTCATTGTATATTTACTAGAACCAATTGCTGCCATAAAAAATGTGAGTATAAGCATTGGTACAAGCAAAGCTAACCTAAAAACAAACCATACAACCGCTTTTATAATTCCCCAAATCAAATTGAATAGATTTTCATGTTCCACCCCACATCACCTTCTTTTAGTTAATAATGCTAAAAATTCGTTATTTTCTTCTCTTTAATTGAATAGTACCACAAAAAAAAAAAAAAAACAGTGATAGGAATGTGAAAATTAGGTGAAACTTTAGGGGCACGATACTTATAGATTGAATTATTTGTACTCAAATTGCAGTTTTTTCTCCATAGAAACTTAGAATGAGGTATTTTCTATGACACAAAGTCAAAAAGAAATCATTTCACAAATGCTTGCTGCTGGAGAAAAGACTGCTAAAATTGCAGAAGCCCTCGGTATCTCTCCCAATACAATCAAATCTTATCTCCGAAGAAAAAAACAGGATGGCTGTCCGAATTGCGGAAAACCTTTGATACAGCTGCCCCATAAAAGGAAGAAAAAATTCTGTTCCGGTCGCTGTCGATCTGCTTGGTGGCGAAAACAGAACTTTGCTGCCGGAATGCTGGATTATACTTGTGTGAAATGCGGCTCTACTTTTAAAGCCTATCCCAGCCAACACAGAAAATATTGTACGATTGCCTGTTATCGAGAAAGGAATCAACATGACGACCAGTAAGCTGCAGCAAATTGCTGCCTATCGAATTGCAGTTTCTCTATTCCGTCAGCTTTGGAAAAATGGTACGATTTCGGAGTCCGAATATCGAAAATGTGAGCGAAAAATCGCTGAACGGTGCAACATTCCAGACAAGAGTATTTATCGGGAAATCGCTTGATTTTTTGCCGGATAAGAGCGATGATAGAGGGACAAAGGAGGCGTATTTATGGAACGTGTTGTTGAACAAGTCGTATTTCCGGAAAAATTTCCGAGGATGCAGAATGTTGCAGCTTATGCCAGAGTGTCCAGCGGAAAGGATGCGATGCTCCATTCTCTGTCGGCACAGGTTAGTTATTACAGCCGTATGATCCAGCAGCACCCCGGATGGAAATACTGTGGTGTTTATGCAGACGAGGCAATCACTGGTACAAAAGATTCCAGAGAACAATTTCAAAAGTTGTTGGAACGCTGCCGAAATGGCGAGATTGATTTGATTCTTACAAAATCAGTTTCCCGTTTTGCAAGAAACACCATCACACTATTGGAAACGGTGCGAGAATTGAAATTGCTGGGGGTTGATGTTTATTTTGAGGAGCAGAACATTCACTCCTTGAGTTCCGATGGCGAACTGATGCTCACGATTTTGGCATCCTACGCACAGGAGGAAAGTTTCTCTAGCAGTGAAAGCCGGAAATGGCAGATACGAAAGGATTTTTCCAACGGCAAAATCGGCAGCATTACGATTCTGGGCTACCGCCGAAATGCGGATGGGATCTTGGAGATCGAACCGAAAGAGGCGGAGCTTGTCCGTATGATTTTTTCTGATTACATCTCTGGTATGGGTCAACAGCGAATTGCAAATAAGATCAACGAGATGGGTATTCCTACCCGTCAAGGAAATCTATGGACACATCCGAGAATTCGTGAGATTCTGACCAATGAAAAGTATATTGGAAACTTGTTACTTCAAAAGTACTATCGCAATAACCATATCGAAAAGATAAAAACGAAAAATCAAGGCGAATTGGCGAGATACTATGTAGAGCAAGCCCACGAACCGATTGTCGATTTTGACACCTTTATCAAAGTACAAACCATATTGGATCAGCGGCATGAACAATATACCCATGATGGATCTACAAATCGTTATCCGCTTAGTGGTCTCATTACCTGTGGATTATGTGGAAAGAACTATCAACGAAAACAACTCCCACAGGGAATCATCTGGTTATGTGCTACATTTTTGCGGAGAGGAAAAAAATACTGCCCCGGTTCAAAGCAAATTCCGGAATCCATCCTGTATTCTTTAATTTGCGACATACTGAAACTAACAGAATTCGACGAGGTCGTATTTCGGGATAATATTCATCATATTGTGATTCCGAAACCATTTGAGGTGCAGTTTTTCTTTCATGATGGAACATCAGAAACCCGCCACTGGGAATATCCCTCAAGATCAGAAAGCTGGACAGAGGAGATGAAACAGGCAGCAAGAGAAAGGAGCCGAAA